TCCCCGGAGGATTTGTTGCCGCCCCAGTTGAAGCTGATCGTCGAGGAGTCCTCATCCACCTTGAACCCGACGCTCGTTAGGAATCGGCGACCACGATCAAGCAAGGCCTCCTGCGTGTTCACGCGATCTCGAACCGGGAACTTGTTGATGATCGACTTGACCTTCGTCGAGAAAGACAAGAATCCGCGGCCACTCTCGCGCAGATTCAACTCACGCTTGATTGCGATCGCTTGAATGCTAAGCCGCTTCCCTCCAGACCGAACCGTCTGCGTGAACTTCCCACGGCGTCGGACGCCGAGTTTCTTGGTCTTGATGTCAGACAGAACTCCGAGCTTGGAGTAAACCTGTCTCAACACAGAGGGCCTCACGCGAACGCCAGAGCCCGACTTGAGCGCAGCCAGACGCTCCTTCCGGATCGAGCCTTTCGCTGGCATGAATTGCTTCAGCCTAGCGGCGAGACGGAACGAAAAGTCCCCGGCCTTTTTCTTTGTGGCCTCCTGAGTGGAGAGCCTCGTCACCGCCAGATAATCGGACAGAGCCCGATTGAATGCATCGATGTTCGACTGAAAGGTCACGGTCACAGCGTCACCTCACAGTCGAGCACCCAAGCCGCGCCGTTGAAGCGCACCTGCTGGATGCGGTGATACACGTTGCCGCCCGTCGTGATGATCTCACCGACACCGGGTGCCGGGGACACAGAGGCGGACTTGATCTCAATCCGACTGGTCGCTTGCTCGTCCAGATCCGGGAGCCCGCGAGCGCCCTTTTCCTCAAACGGCATCCAATCGATCACCGCCGACACGGACCCACCGCGGAGCGTGATGGTGTCGCCAGCCTCAGCCAGCAGACCATCAAACCCAGCAGCGAGTGCCGTGTCGGCGTTGTTCATTCCTCAGCCCTTTTTCTTGGACGGCTTCTCAGCCGCCGGAGCGGGAGCGCTGGCGAATTTGGCGCGTCTCTCGCAGCCACGGTCCTCGGACCAGAGCTCGATGAGAGCGGCACCATTGCCGCCAACCTGCACGGTCGCCTTGAACTCGGCTTCGACCTTGGAGGCCGGAGCAGGTCCGAGAACGACCTTGCCGTCTGCGATCAGGAGTGCGGAGCGCATGGCGATTAGGCGCTGACCACGCGCTTGAGGGCGGAAGCCTCGCCCACGGCGTAGCCGTAGAAGGCCTCGAGGACAGCGACGACCTCGCCCTTGTCGTTGTCGTAAAACTCGCGGTAGCCGAGCGTGATGCCGGTGTTCTCGTCGGCGACGGGGCGATACACACCGTCCTGACTCCGGCCGGAGGGCTGGAGGTAGCGCATCGCGGTGACGAGCGCGGAAGGGTAGGCGGCGAAACCAACGAGATTCTCGGCGTTGGCCGGGATCAGGCTGGAACGGTAGGTGATGAAGCCGGACAGGTTCGGCAGGCTGCCGGTCTGGTTGGCGGTCGCACCGAGGGCGCTCGCATCCTTGATGACGGAGTCCTTCAGGAGCGCGTTGTAATACGAGCTTCCGAGGATCAGAGACCGAGGAGCCTCGGGCATATCAGCGGCGTCGCAGACGCCCTTGATGTCGATCACGTCGGCGAAGTCGAAGTTCGCGGCAAGGCCAGTGTGAGCAGCGGCACCGTAGTTTGCGTTGGTCACAGCCGAGAGGATGTCTTGGAAGACAGCCTTCGCGAGCTGGTAGCCCTTCTGCATTCCGAAGCGCTCGAGCGCAACGGCGGGCGACTTGGCGATGGCGACATCGCTCAGGTACCAGCTCACGAACTTGTGCTTGTTCAGCGTGATGGTCCGCTTGTTGAGCGTGGAGTCCTGCCGGGTGTAGGTGCCAGCGAAGTCCGCGGCAGCCGAGGCGGCGGGGACGTAAGGCACTTGGATGGTGTCCGACTTCGACGCGGGAGCCGGGTCGAAATCAGTCGTGAAGGCCGACATCGGAGCGAAAGCGCCGACGAAGGCATCAAGGCCCGCTTGGGAAATCAGCGTCCCATTCAGGCCGGAGTCGAGGGTATTAGCCATTTGTGTGTGTTGTTAGCGTTTGAGAAGCTGGGCCTTGTTAGCGGACCAGAAAGTGCTGCGCTTTTTAGGGTCAGTGATCGCGTCGAACTCAGCGCGGAGATCGGCGGAAGTTTTGGCAGAAGCCGCAGCCGGAGCACCGACAGGCTCGGCACCGGGCTTGATGGTCTGGATCGCGTCGAGGAGCGAGAGCGCCTTCGGATCGGTCGTGATCTGAGCGACCCACGAATCGCGGACCTCAGCCTTAATGCGACCGTCGGCGATTGCAGCGTCGACCTTGGCGAGCACCTCGGTCTTGGCCTGCTCATCGAGCTTGGCCTTTGCCTCTTTTAGCTCCGAGGTCACGGCATTGAGCTTTTCGGTCAGCGAGACGATGTTTTCCTCGGAGACCTTCTTCAGGTTCGTGAAGGACTCGTTGAACTGCGCGACAACGATCTCCTCGGAGGCGTCCGCGACTTGGATCAGCCCTGCATCGAGAAGGGCCTTCAGTAGGTTTTCCATTTTGTCTTCTTGTTGTTCGAGTTGATTGTACAGCGCCCGGAACCAATCGCGGCCAGCAGCGCCGCCCCACAGGTTCGCGGACACATCCGCAGGTGAATCAGCCTCTGCGTCGAGAAAGCGCTCGTTTCGTGCCCACCAGCGATACGCCTTCCGGATCTTGTTCTCGGTCGGAGCTTCTCCGGTCTTGAGGCTACGGGCCTCCTTAACCGTGGCGGGTTCGAGACCGTCGCCTCCAAGGCCGTCTTCGACCTGCCGGACGCCTTTGTCAAAGGCCCGTCGTGCAGCCTGCGGGGCCGTCTTCGAGACTGCCTTCAAAGAATCTGGAGCCTTAGAGAACCCACGAACCGAAGCGGAGAACGCGATCTCGTCGGTGATGGAATCAACGAAGCCGTGTTCCTTGGCCTCCTGAGCCGAGAACCAAGTCTCGTTCTCCATCCACTCCTTGATCTTTTCGTGCTCTTTGCCGGTCTTCTCGGCGTAGGTCCCGATCAGGCTGTCCCGGATCTTGTCGAGAAGGTCGGCCGTCTGCCGCATATCCTCGGCCTCGCCCATCGCTCCGCCCCACGGGTTGTGGATCATCAGGAACCCGTTCCCGGCGATCTTTACCTCCTTGCCAGCCATCGCGATCACCGAGGCGATCGAAGCAGCCAGCCCGTCAATCTGAACCGTGACGTCGCGTTCCTTCAGGAAATTGTAAATCGCGAGACCGTCGAAGACAGACCCGCCCGGGGAATTGATCCGAAGCGTGATCTTCTTCGGGTTCATCTGGCGAACCGAGTCGATGAATCCCTTCGCGTTGACGCCGAATCCTCCGATCTCGTCGTAAAGAAAGATCTCGGCTTCCTCCGGAGCGGAGGCCTTTGACTGAATGTCGAACCAAGTCTTCATGCTGGCGGATTCTGTGCGGCGTTGGCCGATAGCTCGTTCGGGTCGAGCGTCATGATCTCGGCACGGTCGACGTTGAACTCCTCGGCAAGCTGGCGGGCATAGGAAATTTCGCTCGCCTTCTGCCGCAGTTGCTCCCGCCAATCTTCGCCGGTCTCGGCGTAGATCGACTGGAGGGTCCGCATCCCGGTCTTGAACTCAGCCACGGCAGCCGCGGAGTTGCGGCCCACGTCCACGTTGATCGAGCGAGGAGCCCGATAGGTTGAGCGGTACCAGTCCGCCGGGGCTGGTCTCAGATTCGGATCCGTCTGGATGCCGATCTCGAGAACGTACTCGTACACGCGGCGAAGATGGTCTGCGATCACAGAGGACCGTGTCCTGAAAAACGCGTTTGCGATGTCGAGGACCGACCGCATCGACGTGCCCTGCATGGAGGACGGCAGGACGATTTCCTTCGGGATCCCGACGCCACAGCAGACCTTGGAGGTCAGGTAGTCCCAGTAAGCGGAGGTCGCAGCCGAAGGCCGTTCGACCTTGAATTGTTGGAAGTCGTCGCCGTGCTTCAGGACCTTGACCTCGCCAGCGAAGATGTCCTTGTAGTAGTCGGCCCGCTCAACGTTGTCGCTGCCAGTCACTGTGCCGCGGATGAGGTCATCGTCGGAGACTTCCCCAGTGCTGGTCTTGATGACGTTCTGGACACGGCTGGCCTCCTTAGCGGCCTGCATCTCGAAGATCTGGAGGTCGTCCAGATCGTGCAGGTCGTTCATCACCGGATACAGCATCGGCAGGCCTCTGTACTGGCCCGGACGGCCCGGCTCAAAGACATGGATTACGAAGTCCGCCTCGGCCCGCGTGAACGTCTCCTTGCGATCGGAATCTTCCGAGACGATGTGATACGCGACCGGGCGTCCCCGCTCGTCGATCTCGATTCCGTCGATGATATTCTTGGCCCCGGTCGGCGGGGTCTTCACGCGGTGGGATTCAACGAGCTGGATCCGGGGACGACCGGTGTCGCCTCGGGTCAGCAGGATGAATATCTCACCGTCAACGAAGAGAGCGCGGGCAATGATGCCCTGAAGCGTTCCGAAGGAGAGCCTGCTCGACAGATCGGCGAACTTCGTCCAGTCGCGCCAATAGTTCAGCGCCTTTGCATTCCAAGCGTCATCCTGAGAAGCCGGGAAGAAGGCCAAGCCCTGCCCGACTGTGTATTGCTCAGTCAGGTCGGCGAGCCGGTTGACGAACGCGTTGTTTCGCTCGAAGTAGCGCGATCGCCTCACCAGCTCGTATCGGGTGTATGCGTCGATGTCATGCCGAGCGTTCTGAACGTTACCGTGCAGCGTCGAGCGTTGCGTGGTCTGGCGAGCGCCCTCGTATCGTGCCTTCGGGGACACGACAAACCGGACAGCGGCACCGATGCGTTGGGAGAGTGTCATCGGAGCAGTTGCGAGTAATCCGACCGGAATGATTTCACCGCCTTGAGATTGGCGAGCATGAACGTGTAGCGGTTCGCGTCCGTCGCGTTCCCTGCGGCCACTGCGGCATCGTAGAGATTCACAAGCCGGTCCAGCATCTCAACCAGCTCGGTCGGTGT